CATTGATTCAAACCAAGATGAAAATGGTTTATAACCATCCTCCATTAGTTTATTGTACTCTTTCATGTCAAAATCGTGTAGAACAACTTCATCATCATTATATTGTTCTCTATTCAACATATAGTGACAGATATCTTGACATTTAATCCAACGTAAATCTTTGGTGTAACGAGGGTCTTTAAACCATCTTAAATCGGTTATATGGAAATCATTGATTCCACGTAATGCTTGGTCGTAAACACCGTAATAGATGGGGTCATAACCATTTGGAGTTGAGATTAGAATAATCTTACCACCCGTTGATAGGGACGCCATAGATGCTGCCCAAAAATCATCACCTGCTTCAATATATGCCGCCTCATCAAATACAAGTATGGTAGGTGTATAACCACGAAGGGCATCCGCCGATGTTGCTACCGCCTTAACCTCACAACCATTATTTAATTTAAATCTACTTTCAGAGTTCTTATCGGGTGAGAAACCAACGTTAATCCATTCAGGCCATTGATCTAAGAAATGTCTAACCTTATTAGCCATCTCCACCGCAGTATCACGTTTGTTTGCAATAAGTAGAACTCTCTCAGGATTATCAGGTTTTGCTAATTGTAATTTTTTGGACAACCACGCCGCAGTTACAGTTGTAACTCCCGCCTGTCTATACTTTCTTGTAATGTTTTCGTTGTAATCTTCGTAATCCTTAATTAATTGAATTTGGTCTTCAAACAAATCCATAGGAACATACTTCTTCTGTGTATTATCAAATGTTTGAAGATATGTTCTAAGGGCGTATGGGGTATCTTTAATAATCTTAGCATACTCCATTAATTGTTCTGCTCTGGTATTCATATATGTATAAATACAAAAAAAGGTGGTTATAGTAAACCACCTTTGTATTATTTCGTTGGTCTGTCTAAACCTAACTCATCAAATAGACTGTCATCGTCGTCCTCCTCGTCATCGTTAGATAATGAAATACCTGGAATACCTGATATAAAATCTTTCAATTCATCGTTATCGGTTTCGTCCGTTAATTCATCCAAATCATCATTAAATAAATCATCAATTTCTTGGTCATTAAGTTTTTTAATAACATTATCAGTTAATTCACTAAGTAATCTTTTTCCATTATCTCCACCAGAAATTACTTCTTTACATAATACCAAGAATTTTTTCGCTGGTAATTGAAAAATTGTCATTAATAAATAATTCTGTATCTCAACCTTACTTTCGTCAGTTAAAATATCTTCGGGCATTTGTTGTCTAATTCTATCCCATATTGATGGTCCTAAACGTAAATCCCACATTTCTTTTTCCAATGTGTCTTCACTATCTGAAACCGCTTGGTTTAATTCCTCATCTTCTGGTTGACCGTGTACTGCAAATATTTCCATAACACCCTTAATACATTCGTGTACACATATTGGGAAATTTACTGCTCTTACTTTAATTGTTGGTGGGTCAGTTTGTGTATCTACTTCTTCATTACCTCCATGTCCTGACGGTGACCCCATCATCATTTGCATCATTTCATCACCTAATTGCCAATATAAACTATCATTTATAGACATTAATATACCATAATCATTTAATAAAGTTTGTGAACCTGTAATTTCTTCTATTTTTTCAGGAACTAAATGATACATATAATGACCTTTTTTGGAGGCACCCTGTATCATTGCATTCATTAATCTTCTTTTAGCCTTTTCAAGATTTAGTTGTTCTAAATCAGTCATTAAATCTTCCTCAACTTCAATATTAACTTGTGGCATTTGAGGTTCTCCTTGTTGTTCTCTATTAAAATTATCCGTATTAATTTCACCTACACCAACTATTTTAACGTCCCATTGAAACGAACCCTCAGGAATACCCATTTCTTTCATAACCAATTCGACCGCTAATTGTTCTAACTGTTCCCTATGTGCCCTTTCGGTTTGAACAATTCTATTGTGAGCACTCATCATCATTTGAGTTAACGGACCGATTCCTCTATCCGCGTTCATTGGTGCATTTTGACCTGTATATTGTCTAACCTTAGACACAACTTGTTTATATCTTTCAGATGCTAATAATTCTTGAAAATTTTGTGCAGGTTGTCCTTCCTCTCTACCTGTCTTAGGTAAAGGTATTTTTTGTAAAGGTGTATCTCCGGTTGCTAATTTACCCGTAATATCACTATGTGGTCTATCGGGAGTGTCATAATCCATTGCCATTTCATTAACATTTGATTCAATTAAAGATAACAATTTTTTCTTAGAAAATTTCATTTGTTTAATATTTTTTTACTCGAAAGACGCTTTCGGCTTCGGATTAGGTTTTTTACCTGGATTATATGGTGTTTTTGGTTTTTCACCTGGCTTTGTTCCGGGTTTTGTTGTTGGTTTTGGTTTAGTCGTTGGTTCAGCACTTACTATTGCATCGTATGACATAAACTCAGGGATACCATTGTGACCTTTCTTTACTTTAGGTCCATGTTGAACCATTGTGTCTGATTCATTAAGTTTAGTTTGAATTAATTCCATAATTTCGTTTTTAGATGTAAAACTATGAAATTCTTTGTTCTCTACCAAACCTTTAACCCAATTTTTTACTTCTTTAATGTCTTCTTTTTTACACTTACATTTAGATTCTACCTTTTCACAATCATCACATTTTTTAATATTCTTAAGTTGTGGAAAATCTTCTTTAGATTTTTCTAATGCTCTTTCACTTCTTTCATTGTGATAATCACCCTCTTCTACGTCTCTTTCTTTTTTCTTTTTAAATTGGTGTCCTTTATCTTCTTTTGATTCGTTATCTTTCTTCCAACTATCAACAAATTTACCAAGTTCTTTTTCAACTTCGTGGTCTTTGGGGTCTCTACCTAAATCTTTTTTTAGTTTTTCTTTAGTTGCACCTATCATAATACCATGTAAAGATTCATCCACTTCAACTTCTTCAGTTGTCTCTTCCTTTTTCTTAGGGGTAGATTTCTTTTTTGGAGAACTTGATTTTTTAGGTACTCCGCCAAATACAGATGAACTACTTGATTTTGAACCTTTTACGGTTAAACCCATATCAGCTTCATTTACATCTTCTTTAGCTTCACCTTTCTTTTCTTTGTTTAAAATTGCAAAGTCCTCAGCATCAATTTCACCGTTATGGTTTTTATCAATGTTCTTTTGTTTACCCTTTAATTCCTCTTCAACCTCAACCTCAGTATTTGGGTCATTTGCTAAATCTTTTAATTTTTGATCTGTTTTTAATTTGTCAGCATCAATAACAATTCTTTCGTGTAAATCCAAAAGTTGTTTATCACTAAATCTAACCAATGTTTTTTCAGAAAATCCTTCTTTGATTAACTGACTAACTATAACGTCTCTTTTCATAATTCTTTGATTTTAATTTCTTCGTTTAATAAACTATAATTCCTATTTTTTAATTTTTTTGTAACAGACTCAATTGGTTCCCCGAACTTAAATGTTAATCTTTCAAATTCATTGTCAAAATCGAATTTTTCCCACGCCAATGATATTACACCATCCACAGCGTCAATAACTCCGAAAAAATCGGAGTTTTGTATAAGTTCTAATTGTAAATCAGTATCTTTTAATAATCCAACTACATCAACATATTCGACGTCAGGTGATTTAGACCTTGAGACAGACGATGCAGGTATTGCAAACCAATCTCCCATGTCAATTTCGGTACTTTCACTAAATACGAATTCGTACTGTTTTTGACCTTTGTAATCTGAACCGATTTCATTGACATATATAAGATGCATTTATTTAAAATATTTGTGTAAAGTTTGACTAATACTACTATTAATTTCGTTCTTGATTTCATCTAAATCAAGTTCTTGAATGTTATCTTCATTATATTCGTCACCGGTTTCTTTAATTGCATATTTTGATAAATCAATTTCATCAGTATCCATTGGTGTATTAACAAACTCATCTAATGATCCCATTGCATCATATTCATTCATATCAGCCTCAGGTTCTACTGCTGGTTCCTCAGAAGGTACTTCTGTACTTGGTTCTTCCGAACCTCCCATTTCATCTTCTTCTCTTTCAAATTTCTTTGCAATATCTTCAATGTCTTCATCCGATAATTTATCTAAATCAACCGCCGAAATAATCATATTTAAAATATATTTAATATCATCACTTTCCATTCTATCATGTAAATCTCTTAATTCTTGACCTAATTTACCAGCGTATTTTTGAGCTTCAGCCATATAACTTGAACGTTTTCCCATATCTTCTTCACCATCTGTTGGAGGCGTTTCTGAAGGTACTGAACTACTGTCTGTTGGTGCCGCGTCAGGTGCTGGTTGAGATGACATATCATCCGTAGGTGCTTCGGGAGCATCCATAGATGGTTCTGGCATTGGCATCTCTTCTTGTGGTTTGTTTTGTTTTAAAACATACTTTGTAGCTTCTTGTAATTCGTCCTGACCCTTTAATAACTCAAGTCTCTTAAAAGCATCACCATAAGATGAAAATTTGTTTTTGTTTTTCATAAACATTCCACCGATATAATCAAGTGATTGTTCATTTAATCCTCTTTTAACATAGTACGCGTCTTTTTCTCTCACAATACCATATACACCACCTGTTTTTGATTCCTGAACTAATTCAGCTTTCATTGAAGATGATGATTTCTTATTATTGTTGTAGTATGTTAACTCAAGAATCCTTTTTAATTTTTCATCTGAGTTAAGTTTTTCACTACCAAGTGGTTTTAATTCTGCCATTTTGTTAATTGTTAGATATACTTATTCTTATCCTATAAATACATAGATATATAGAAAAAATAGGTATAGTTATTGTTCTACAGACAATTTTTTATCTGTTAGTGTTATTTTAAGTTTTAATAATTTCCCAATGTATCCGTTTCGTCTTAATAATTTGAAGGTAAGATTCTCGTAAGAGTATTCTCCTCCTGAGTCTAACCCACTTTGTCTAAACGATTTAATCTTAGATCTGATGTTCTCAATATCATTTAATACATCCTCACCCTTCGTCCCTTTTTCAATGATATTATCAATTTTCTTCATATAATCTTCTCCTTTTTGAAGAATCATCCTATCATCAATATTAGGGTTTTTTTGTTCAGGTTCGATTATCCACTTGTTATGTAAGATAGAATAAACGCCAGATGAAACGTGTTCTTCATTGACATCTTGTACGTATATTTCAACATCATATCCTTTAATTACGATATTATGTTTTTCATTCCATATGTTCTTTTTTGCATCAAAAAACTCTTTAAGAATTTCCAAATTGTATTTCGATTCTTTATAATCAATCAGAATATGTAAGTCAACATCAGAAAAATTTGACCAATTGTAATTTGCTAAAGAACCAGTTAAAACGATGTCATGTATGAAAAATTCAACACCGAGTGATTCAATAAAATCATCTGAAATTTTTAATAATGCGATTTTAATGTCATCGCGCATCATAAATTTACCTTTACCCCCCTCAAAAATTTGATTGGATAAGGTATCCTTAGATTTAAAAGATTTGATAATTTTCTTATCTCCCTTTTTATCTTCAATTAGTTCTTCAAATAAACTCATCCTTGTTTTGTGTACTTATGACTTTTGGCGATATTCTCGTTGAAGTGTTTTCCTTGGGATTCGGCTAACCTAAATTTGGTAAACTTCTGCCAAGGAACTTTATTGTATACATAAATACTTCCGTTGTTAAAAACGACGGATAAGTCCTCTGTTTCTGTATTGTATGTGGCTTCTTTAAGATTGGAAGATTGAATGGTAACTGTTATAAGTTTACCATCAATTTTTTCTGATATAATACCCATAGTATATTGTTTATATATTATAGATAATAAATATCAAAAAATAAACCCCTCATTTAGAGGGGTTTAAGTTTAATT